AACAAGGTCTCATAACTAATAGGGATGCTGATCAGTTTATTTACGGTGTCGGTACCGCTGTTAGTCCTGACTTACAGTTGGCAATAGATAAAGCTATGCTAGTTGCTAAGGCAGACTTGGCCGATCAAATGAGAGGTCAAATGAATAAACAGGCAGAGATGTATATTACTGAACTCGGTGCAGAGGGTAATAAACAAGTTGCCTCTAGGGTAGAGAGTACTATCGTTAACCTAATTAAAGATACTAAGGTTGTAGGTTATGAGCAATTTGAAAAAGATGTGTTTATAACTGCCGATCAAAACTATCGTATCTATGTAGGTCTTAGATGGTCTCATACAGAATCTAACACACTCTTTTCTTATATTCAAGATGAGATAAGTAGAGAGATTGAGTTGGCTGCAGATGTTGACGATCTTGCTCAAACAGCAGTCAATGATGTCTTAGATATGTCTGCTCCAGTTGTTGATGTTGAGGTAGAATAATGAGCATAAAGGTATATACACAACCGGTATGCTCTTATTGTAATTCTGCCAAGAAACTGTTAGAGTCTCTTGGCCTAGAATACGAAACAGTACAAGTAGAAAAGATCGGTATTGAGGAGTTTCATAAACAGATAGGCAAACCTGTTAGAACTGTTCCTCAAATTATGATTGATGATAAACTTATAGGAGGTTTTAATGAACTTAAAGAGCATTTTGTCAATGAAGGCAAGATAAACTTTAAGGGGGATCTCGTATGATTCCATCATTCAAAGAATCAAACTTCTTTTCGATACCATTTAAAGATAATCGAAAAAAGTACAAGTTTATTACAGATAAACACCATTTACCCATACCTATAAGGGCTCATAGTACTGATGGTGCTATACACTTATTCTTAAAGTTAGGGTTTATAGTAGATGACATCCTCGCTATAGAATGTTATAAATAGCAGTATGCTATCATATGACGATTTTATAACCGAGGGTGTTTATGACCCATATATCTTCAAGGCATTTTTTCTTGCAGGTGGTCCGGGTTCAGGTAAATCATATGTTCAAAAAAGATTATTCGCAGGTACAGGTATGAAAGTAGTTAATAGTGATAACTACCTAACTAACTCACTAAAGAAGGCAGGACAAAGTCTAGATTTAAGAGGTATTGAAGGTGGTATTCTTGACGCTCTGAGAGGTACTGCTAAGAGAAAAGCAGGTAATCAAATGGATTTACATATTCAAAATAGATTAGGTATTGTTATAGATGGCACAGGAAGAGATTATGATAGACTTGCGAATGATTATAGAGACTCATATCGTGTAGGTTATGATAACTTTATGGTATTTGTTAATACAAGTTTAGATGTTGCATTAGCAAGAAATGAAAAGAGAGCAAGAAAAGTAGCAGAACCAGTTGTTGAAAAAAACTGGAAAGGCGTTCAGGCAAACATAGGTAAATTTCAAAGACTATTTGGCCTAAGTAATTTTGTTATAGTTGATAACAATAGAGATAATGATAATGAAACAAATGCGGCTGTGTTTAAAGTAATTAGAAGATTGATGTCTAGAAAACCATCAACTTGGCAAGCAAAGGCTTGGATAAGAAAAGAATTAGATAAGAAAAAAAGATAATGGGTGAAGTTATAAATTTTCCTAGAAAAGGATTATTAAAAAATCTTAATAAGAAACCAGAACTGTCTCAAGAAGAGATTAGTAAAATACAATTATTAAATGATAAAAGGACTGCTGATCAATTATCAGAAAGTTTAGCAATAGATATTCTTACCGTGCTACAAGAACATATCTCGGATATGCAAAAGAATGAATTTATTGCTGATTTGGCAATTTTAATTGAGATGATTAAATCAACTTTATATAGAGAACATGATTTAAAACATCCAATACAAGAAATAATAGAAAAGATTGCTACGGTAAAAATATTGCAGAATGGAGAAAAGGTTACTGAATTGAATTATAGACCCATTCTAAATAAAGAAGAAGATGAGATTGAAATAGAATTTGTACCCGAAACGGACTGATTCTTATAAATAATACTATTGAAAACTTAAAACTTAAATGAAAGTTTAATCTGTTAAGGAGATAAAAAATGCAAAGTACAGATGATATACTAGGAGTTAGCAAACTACCTAACGAAACAACCAAAAAATTAATGGCAAAGAAACTTGAGACTGACACAGGTCAGGTTACTCTAATGAGTGAAATATGCTTGAAAGTAAATAATGCCAAAGATAAATCAAAGAAACTTAAAGTACTAAGAGAAAATGATTGTCAGGCATTAAGACAAGTTTTAAAAGGTGCATTTTCACCTGCCGTTGAATGGGATTTACCTAAAGGTAATGTACCATACACACCAAATGACGCCCCTATTGGCACAGAGCATACTGCTCTTATGCAAGAAGCTAGAACATTGTTTAGATTTGTTAAAGGAGGAGATACTACAATTTCTCAAAACAAACGAGAGACTATGTTCATTCAAGTATTAGAGGGTCTATGTGCCGAAGAAGCAGAATTTTTAGTAAATGTCGTAAATAAGAAACTGAATAAAGTCTATAAAGGACTTACAGCGAATCTAGTGAAAGACGCTTTTCATTGGGACGATAATTTTATGCAAAAACAGCCATCTTATCCAGTATAATTTCGCAGTTTTTCAATAGGATTAACGCTTGCAGTACCAATCTTTTTATGATATACTATAAATAGTTATACAGAATCATAGAAAGGTGGGTACGAATGGCAAGATATAAGAAATTGGCAACAGTCTTAAAGGGGGTTGACTATAAGAAGCCTTATAAGACAACTAAGAAGAATGCTATTATGATGTTTAATATATTGAATTACGCTATATTCAATGGCAAACTAGATATGCCTACCATCAATATAAGAAAACTAAGAGGGGCTCTTGGCGAATATTGTTATGATACAGACGATCTAGATATAACTGAAATCACACTATCACCAAAGTATCAAAACATGAAACATTTTATAAATGTTTTAGCACACGAAATGGTACATCACTATCAGATCACTATTCAAGGTGACACTGGCAATCACAATCGAAAATTTTATAAATGGAGAAATAAGTTTCAACGAATGGGACTCGAACTAAGTCGAGTTGCATAATTTATATCATGGATAAACTTAACGCCGCGGAGAGGAAACTTGTCCGCAATATATTAGATAGTAGAAGAGCTTTACACAAAACTCCTAGAAGGAAAACCAATGGACCTAATAAGGAGTGTAAAGAGTATGAGGCTGCCTTGAGTCTATTTGTCAAAGGTTACATTAAAATTAAAAGAATTGCTAATGTACAATTTGAAGGACCACAAAATGAGGCAACAGAATACTGGTATGAATGTAAACCATGGAAAACAAAAAGAGAATTGAGGAGAATATTATGAAAAAAGAATATGATTTAATAATGAATGATAAAGTAAATGCTCTTAAAGATTTACCATTTCAAGTTAAGTTTATGTCTATGCAAATACTTGCTTGGATGTGGTCTGCTGTGTTTGGCATTTATATTATAGAGAGTATCTATGCCTTTGGTATATCTGCTATTGCTCATGCCTTGTTTATTACAATGACTGTACTAACAGCAATATATTTTAGACAAGTACAAAGAAAAAAAGTTGACGGCATTCATACAAGAGGCAAAGGTGGCGAACACGAATGAGTAAACGAAAATTAAATAGGCACGGAGAAGATCCTATGGGAAAAAAAGACCTAATGGGCGAAGATATGTTTTGTCTATTAATTGCTTTAGTTTTTGTTGCTCTAGTAATAACATTCGGAGGTTAATATGAAACAAAATATTTCTAGTGCTATGATTGCTGTTATCATAACACTTATTACATTTTTTCTTTTACAATGGTCTTACAACGATACAGATGAATTAAAAGAGTCTGAAAAAGAATTTATCTGTACAAAAATAGATTGTGGTGACGAGAATATAGATATACCTAAACCAGATCAAGATTTCATAGATGATATACGAGGGGCATTAGAAGAACCCGATATCTTTTCAGATACAAATGAGCAATTTGTTTCTACATTAGATAGTTGTATTGACCATGTTTATAAATCTGTATCTAAAGACTATCAATTACCTAAAGAGATGATTGTTGCTCAGGCAATATTAGAGTCTGGCTGGGGCAAGTCTAGATTTGCAGATGAGGCAAATAATTTATTCGGCATAAGAACTTTTGATAAATCGGATAAATGGATGTTACCTGCAACAAAGAAAGAATGGACAGGCTGGGGTGTAAAAGTATATT